ACCACGCCCTTGTCGTCTATATAATCCGCTGTCGAGTATTTTTTGAGAATCTTCAGGTACAGCGTCGCCAGCTTTTCCAGCGAGTCCTCAACGATCAACGAGCGTTTCTTGATACGCGCCGACGCGAGCCGCGCCAGTTCCGAGGTCTGCCGGCCAGAGCGAACGCCCGACTCCCCTTTCCCCATCATAATGTTCTGAAGGCCGGAGCGTTCCGCGAACATCGAGTCGATTTCGTGGATGATAGCGAACACGTCATCGGGAATCTTCGGCTCAAACCGTTCCACCTTGGCCTGCATAGAGTCGGTTGTCAGCAAGCCGCCCGGCCTGTTCATGGCGAAGTTGGATTCTTCAACCAGCCCCATCCATCCGGTAAGCGCGGTCGGCGGATTCACAGCGCGGTCGAGCATCGACTTAACTTGCATCACGCGTTCGTTCCGCCACTTCTGAAGCGGCGCGAGGCCAGCGACTTCGGAAATGCCCCAATAGTATGAGTACATCGGACTTGGGCAGACTTGGACGAATGGCAACTCGCCCTTCAGGAAGAAATTGGGGCGGTCAAAAATCGTGACGCCGCTCGAAAGCTGCGTGACCACGCGGTAATCGCCAATGCTGTCATCCCATACCCAAAGTTCGTGCATTTCAATGAGTTCTTCGGCCACCCGTGGGGCGTAATCCGAGGATGCTGTCAGGGGAACGTTGGCATTTCCGGTCATCATTCCGGCGTTCAAATTCTGAATAATCAGCCTTTCGGCCCCGTTTGGCGCTCTTTCGGTGTTCATTTGCCGGTTCGCGCCCAATCCCTTGAGGATCGCGTCTTTGTTCGGGTGCTTGTCCAAATCGCTCTCAAGCTGGCTTTCTGTGGTCATATACGTGTGACATACCGCTTCTTGACGGTCGTTATAGGCCAAATCCTCCCGAAGAACCCCAAAAGAGGCCGGATCAACCACAAAAGGATTGATTTCCACCTCTCCGCCTCTGGTTCTGACGATTATTTTTACCAAAGTGCTGTTGTAAACGAGCGCCCAATTGATCGCCTGACCGAAAACATGGTCGGAATTGGACATAAGCCACGTATCGTTAATCGCCTTGTTCAAGGCGGTTATCTGCCCGTAATGGTGCTCGGCGGCAGACGGCGGCAAATTGATGCTGAATTTCGTTGTTTCCGACGCAAAAAGGAACGAGGCCAGCAAGTCGATGTGCGGATAGACCTTGTTGTAAGGGGTTTCTTCTTCCTCCGGCGCTCTGCCAAAGAGAAAGTAGTGCCGCATGACGGCATATTCACCGGCCCGCTGCTCTGCCGTGTAGTTGCACTTCTGCACCAACTCTTGATAGAAGGCGTCTCGAAGCACCGGATTGCTTGGGATTTTCATTCTGCCGCCCTCACTGAAGTAAGCGGCGTCGTGTCACGACCGACGACGTTTGGTATTGGCTGCGTGAACGTCGGCTTGAGGTTCGCAAGCTGATTGTCCGGCAAGACCTTCGTGGCCTGAATCGCTTGGCTCACGCCGGTATCGCTCTTTGGAATCTGGCCCCACGCCTGCGACGTGTCGCCTAACTTTCCGAGCAACTGTTCGCGCTCTTTCATGGCCTTCCAGTCGGGAATGACCGCCGCCTGATTGCCGTTGTTGTTGTTCATGTTCGTCAGGCCGAAGTCCGAGGCCAAGCCCGCCAGCGTCGAGTCGATGTTCTTGGTTCGGTCGGAGTGAATCCCCGGCGCTTTCAGAAACACCTTTTCGACAAAGGATTGCGAGCAACCATGAGGGCACTCGCCCGTCATGCTCTCGAAAAAGCCGTGCGCCATACACCTGAAGTCGTGAAGAACTGCCATTTTGATTTCTCCGAAACTGATTATTTGGATAAGAACTTTGTCGGCAAAGCGGTTGCTCCGTTCTTGCCGAAAGCCCCGAGAAAGGACGGCAGCACCGGCTTCTCCCGAATCTTGCCTACCGCGAGCGACGGCCCCTTATTGTCCATGAGGATTTGATGCACCGGACGAATCGGGCGAATCGGCGCATCGCGGTAGATGAACCGCTTGCAGATTGAGGTTCGCCACCAGCTACCGGAGCGTTTCTCTCGGGTGATGATGCACTCGATCATGCCGCACTCGATCTTCAAAAGCAGATCGGCCAAGCGCCTTTTGGGCACCTTGCCGAGCCGCCTCTTTGGATCGACTTCGTGCATTTTCCCGTCTCTGAATTTCCGAAGATTGGTTGCAGTAACCTTGACGCGCCGCGCCATTTCCAGCAGCGGAAACCCGGTTTCCCAATTCGGCCCGGTCAGCGCCTTCATGCGAGCCTGAAGTTCCCAATCGGGCATATCCAGATGCTCAAACGTGTGGCAGTCCGATAGACTTGAGGTAACTTGCGACGTTTGCGGTTGCTCCGTTCTCACGCTGAGACTCCTTCTGCATCGAAGATGCTTTGGTAATTCCCTGCTGCACCAGACGCATCCGAATAAAATCCTGCCACGCCACAACCGACAGGCACGACGCCACTACACGGTCGTCCTTGCCCCGTCCGGGCGCACCCAAAGTACCGTTTTCACGAATGCAGTTCTTCATTTCGTCGAACAAATCCTTGCTTCGCGCAACCAATATACCCCGCTCGAAGCTGTCTTTGTAGAGGTTGAACATGCGTTCTTTGGTGTCGTAGGTCGTTTTCCAGTGATACGCAGACGGAGCGCCGAAGGTGTCAGGCCGCTTGTAGAGGTAGTTCTGGATATTCCCGATCACGTCCATCAGCCCCTTGCCGATGCCGCCCGGCGTGTTTGAAGCCATGCGCTTGAGGTTCTGCATTTCCCCCCAAACCGCTTGGCCCGGCCCGTTGATTTCCAAGTTCACCATGACCTGCTTGTACGCGCCAGCGAGGTAGCAGACGACCCACGCGAATTGGTACGTCGAGCAATCCGAGGTGTTGAATTCGGCTACTTGTTCCAGCCCGTCGGCATAGCAACGATAGACCGTTGCACAGAAACGATCCGCCCATTCGGAAGAACCGTAAGCTGGATCGGCCCCAATGACATAGTAAGCACCATCCTTGGGGAATTCCCAAATCTTGAGGTTGCCGAGTCGTTCGGTGGATTCGTTGAGTTCGGTGTCCTCGAAGTGTTCTCGGAGAACGAATCTGTAATTCGTGAAGGGTACTTTTCCGGCCCGCTTGTATTCGTCATTTATTCTTGTTGAGTTGAAGAACTGGCTTCCTGATAGAACAAAAGCATATTCTTCGGTCGGCGGGTAGTTCTGATAATGCAGCGTCTCGTCGCGGGATTTCTCCGCCATTGCCCAACGCCACCAAGCAATTTGTTCGTCGTCAATATCGAAGTCGTAAAGCTGCTTTACCTCCTTCACCCATTTGCGTTCTTGCGGCGTGAGCCTCTTATCCCAATAAACCGTATGTTCGACGCTGCCGGCTTTTTTACGGTAGAACTGATTGCGCCACCAGCCCACAAAGATAGCCCGCTTCGTGCGAGAGTTCTTAGCATCTTCCCACGCGTCATAGAAACCGTTGTAGCCTTGAGCGGTCGTTTCAAACAGATAGAGACGATCAGGATTCGATTCAGCCAAGGAAGCCTCCAAAGATGCAATCCCTTCCTCATCCCCCCACTCAGAGCATTCCGTTCCGTGAAGGAAAGTAATCGCCTTGCCCTTGCCGAGTTTTGTGTTCTTGCGAGTGCCCGCGACCTGATAAGCAAACCGCGAGCGATTTTTAAGAACAAGCTGCGTCCGGTTGTGCTGTTCCATCGGAATTTTGAATTCACGCGGCAAGCCCTCCATGTACATCGTCAAGGTCGATTTGAACATATCGCGGGTTTCTTCGTCGTGCGTAACGAGTGACCCCGACATACCCGAGTGCTTGAATATCCAGTACAGATCGAGCGCCAGCGCAATCGTCGTAATGCCCAACTGCCGTCCCTTCAACACGACAAAATAATGGCACCCTTCTTCGATGCCTTGTGCGATCTGTTCGATCAAGTACCTCTGCGTGCCGAGCAGCTTGTCGGGGGCCAACGTCGTCAGCCCGAGTTCCTTGGTATCGACGCGCAGTGCCGAGCAGAAGCGCCAGAAGTTATTCAGATTGAAGGTACTCACACAGCTACCCCTTGTAAGGTTCTGTAAGGAATCTGTGCGCCAAATCTGAAAGCAGTTTTCCGGCAGTCACATCCCCGTTCCGATCCCGCCGCTCTTTCAGGAAAGCCAGAAGGTTTGCTCTGCCTTCGTCGGAACACAGGGAGTCGTAATAATCGCCGTACTCTTTAATAAAAATATCTGGCGTCTTTTGCTTCGGGAATGAAGTCATGGCTTTCTCCTGTTCCGAACCCGTGCCTCGTCTATGCCCGACTCGAACGAATCCGAATTGATTACGTAAAAACCCGTACCCACGCACTTCAGGACTTCGGCCTTTTCCATACCCCGCAAACGACGATGCACCGTCGTCCGGTGCACCTTCAAGTCGCTGGCCGCTTCCTGAATCCATCCCCGCGCAAGCTCTCCTTTCAGAACCCCCGCGTCGATCATCCACCAGATAAGCCGGTAGTCGATGCAGCGCAGGGATTCTCTTGCCCAAATCGGTTCAGGCATGAAGGGTTACGCCGTGGCGGGAACTTCCGCTTCCTCTGCCCCGGCTTCTTCCATTTCCCCGCCGTTCTGAAAGAAGCTGGCAACTTCCAAAGGCTTTGCTGGCGTCGCCGTGTAGCTGTCGGCAACAACATGCTTGATTGCCGCGCTACCCGAGATCGCCAGAACAAGACGATCCTGAGCCGCCGGGTCGCAATCCTGAACAAAATACAAACGCTTCGTCGCCATTTTTAATCTCCCTCTTTGTTTAACAGCGCCGTGCCGTCGATAACATTCTCGTCGTCGAGAAACGCCCCGACCGTCTGCAAACCCTCCGGCTCGAACACCGGCGCAACAATCGCTTCGGACACCGGCGGCGGCGTAATGGACAGCGTGACTTCGTGCTGGATCAGACCGCACAGCCGACCGATATCGTCCTCGTCTGGATTGGCCTTGACCCGGAACCCGAGAAGTACCGCGCCGCCTTCCTTGCACTCGAACGTGAATCCATCTACCCCGCAGCTTGGCAGCAGAATATCCGAATCCACCCCGTAATCGAACTTGACCTGATACCCCGCGCCCTCGTAGCCGTGCTTCAGCCCGCCGAGCAAAGGGAACCGCAACTTCGTCAAGGCCGGTGGGTTGCTCAAAGCAAACAGCAAGTCCTCCTGAGTCTCCGGCGAGCAATACAACATCGCCTTCAGCCCTTTCTCGAACTGTTCCAGCACATCGTTCGACAAAGAAACCGACAGCTTCAGATCGCAACCAAGAACCGTATCCGCGCCGTGAATCTCCGCCCTCGGATTTACGTTCTTCAGCTTCGCTAAAACGCTCGTCAATAAAATGCTCATGAAACACCTCCGTCAAGGTAAATGAAATTGGTCGCCAGCCGTTCAGCAAAGAACCGTCGAAGTGTCAGCCTTGAGAACCCTTCGTCAAACAGCCAGCAATCACAGATTAAATGATGCACCTAAGAAATGCAACTTAATCTTTCCTTTACGCCGCCCCCCACTTCCGGGGAAGTCGCTGAGACGCTAAGTCAAAAACCGGATTTATAAATCTCGAAACCCATGAACAGCCCGGTGGTGCGCGTCACAGAGCCATACAACCTGCAAAGGAAGGTCGTAGTCAACGTGATGACCCTGAACCTCCAACTCTCCGCATACCTCGCAGGGAGTCTTTGACAGAAGACCGGAAGCCAGCGCACGACTGACCCGAGTTTTGACTGCATTCCGCCACTTCCTTTCTTCTGGCTTTAGCCGAGGTGTAAAACAATTCGCCTTCGGATCCCCTATCCCCAACCCGTGAGTCGCTTTGCGCTTGGCTATCACTCGCCTTTGTTTTTCTTTGTAATACTCGGGATTCGCCGCGTATCTCGCCCTCTCATACGCCGCACGATCCGCAGTTTTGTTTTCTCGTTTCTTTGGCGGCTTCTTCCTCTCGGCCATGTATTTCTTTACGCATGCCTTGCATTTTGTCTGCCTACCGTCCTCTCGACTGTTGTCAACGTAGAAATCTTCTGCCAGCAACTCTTTTCCACATGCGTAACACTCTTTGGTTTCCATAGCTATACCCAAAAAAACGATAACCACAACATATATCAACCCACTATTCTTCGCAACCAGACAAAATTTTTGGAAACAGATTGATGTGGGGCCACGCGCACCGGCATGTGCAAGTCCAGATACTCCATGTGTCCACCGGCCTTTCTCCGCCTCAGCCCCTACCCTTTCTCCGTCCATACCCCATAGCAATCTGATACTCACTCAAACCGTTCGCAGATAACAGCCCGTCCCTTTCGACAACAGTCCCTTTCTCTCCCGATCAAACACCCCTCTAACTGGAAACTAAGTATCCACCTGTCAGGTAAGGTGAGACATTTTGTCGCAGTTGGATGCACCGTGTTGGTGCAATCCCCCACTGATCGCCTACTTGCAAATAAAGTATCCATTTACGCTGACAGACTGGAAACCTAGTTTGTAGTGAGGCGTCCGGGCAGTGCGGTATTGCGTATTGCGCCTACCGGCGCGTATGCCTGCTCTCTCCGAAAACGAAAGACCGCCGACGTAGG